TGGCGCTGGCGTGTCTGGTGATGGGCCTGCTGCTGGCCGCGAGCGTGGCCGCCAACTGGCACCAATTCCGCGGCCACGCCCGAGTGACCACGGCGCTGGCTGCGCAACTGGCCGCCGCCGAAGCGCGTGGCCAAGCCGAAATCGAAGCCTGCGCGGCCACCAATCAGCGCGTGACCGGAACGGTCCGCGTGCTGGAACAGGAGCTGCAGAACTGCCGCGAAGCGCGTGGCCAAGCCGAAATCGAAGCCTGCGCGGCCACCAATCAGCGCGTGACCGGAACGGTCCGCGTGCTGGAACAGGAGCTGCAGAACTGCCGCGAAGCGCGCGGACAGGCCGAAATCGAAGCCTGCGCGGCCACCAATCAGCGCGTGACCGGAACGGTCCGCGTGCTGGAACAGGAGCTGCAGAACTGCCGCGGGCAGACCCAGCGCATCGAGGCGCGAATGGCCCTGGCCCTGCGCCAGCGCGACCGCGCGCGATCCGAAGTCCGCGACCACGAACGTATGCGGGCCCTGCAAGTCGAGGCCATCGCGAGGGACCATGAAGAGTGTGCTCGCCCTGTTTGTCGGTCTCTGTCTGACCGGCTGCTCGGCATTGCGCCCGAGCGTTGAACTGGCCGACCCGCAGATCGTGCGGGTGCCGGGCGCGACCCGGTACATGCCGGTGCCGACGGAGCTGACCGATCCGACCCCGGAACCGCGCACGCCGGTGCCGCTGTGCCTGGACCCGTACGAGGCCCCGGTGCTGTGCCTGTGGCAGCTGGTGATCTGGCAGGGCGGCTTCCGCTCGGGATTGCAGCAGTGCAACGCCGACAAGGCGGCGATCGCGGCGCTGACTGCCGAGGCCGAAGCCGATGGCTGACGAGATCGACCACGCCGAAACCGTGACCGCACTGCTGCGCGCGAACGGGATTGCCGCGGCCTGCGCGGTGGCGCGGGCGCTGAGTGAACCCTCTGGCGCTACGCACTGCGCGGGCTGTGGCGCCGAGATACCGCCACGCCGGCGGGCTGCCGTCCCGGCCGCCCGGCATTGCGTGGCCTGTGCAAGCGAACGGGGGCGTCCATGAGTGTCCCGGGTCTGGAAGTGCTGCTGGCGCTGACGATGCTGCTGCTGGTGGGCGTGCATGCCATCACGGTCATGACCCGCCCGCGGCAGATTGAGGCGGCAATGCAGTCGGCGGTGGGGCCGCTGGTCCGCGAACTGGAGGCGGTGCGCCGCCACGCCCGCGACCAGGATGAGCGGATCGGTCGCAACGAGGCGGCCATGAAGGCGCTCGACAACGAGGCGAACCGCCGGCTGCACGAGCTGTTGGTGCACGTGACCCGCATCGAGAGCGGCATGCAGACGCGCCAGGACTACGAACGCCTGCACCACCGGATCAACGAGATGGGCCGGGAGCTGCGCGAAGGCCTGCAGTCGATCACGCGCGAGATCGCCGAGGCGCAGACGCAGTCCGAGCAGGCCATTACCCGCGTGACGCGGATCGAACAACATCTGATGGAGAAGTGACGTGAGCCGAGCCTATAGCGAGCGGATCGCCGAAGAACGGCGGCTGACGATGCTGACGATTCTCAAGGACATGCCGGAGCACCGACTCAACCTCGCGATTCTCTACAGCGAGCTGGACGCGCTGGCGGTGCCGTGCACGCTGGTGGACCTGCGCGCTGACGCCGAGTGGCTGGCCAGCCAGCGCCTGATCGAGCGCACCGAAATCGTCAAGGGCGTGACGGTGCTGACGCTGACGGCAGACGGCCTCGATGTCGCTCGCGGCAAGCGGCTGCACCCGGGCGTGATGCGGCCGGGGCCCTGACATGGCCCGCGGCCGCAAGAGCACGATCGACAAGCTGCCGCCGAAGGCGCGGCGGATCGTGGAGCGCCGCGCGGCGGACCCGGCCGCGACCAGCGACGCCGTACGCGCCGAGCTGGCGCGGCACGTGCCGCCCGAGCAGCTGCCCTCCAGCCGCGCCCTGCGCCGCTGGTTCGCGCGGCGCGGCGAGGTGGTGCAGCGCATCAAGGAAAGCCGCGAGGTGGCGCGCGTCCTCGCGCAGGAAATCGGCGAGGTGCCGGACGGCGACCAGGGCCGCGCGCTGGTCGAAATCCTGCAGAGCCTGGTGCACCAGGTCACCCACCAGCTGGCCAGCGACGACGACCGCGAGACGAAGTTGTCCGAGCTGCACACGCTGGCGAAGACCATCAAGCTGTCGAACGAGGCCGGCGCCGTGGCCTACAACACCGCCGCGAAGATCGAACTGGCCGCCCGCGCGAAGCTGTTGCGTGAGCAGCAGGAGGCGCTGGACCGCATTCGCAGGGAAGGCGGCATCAGCGCCGATACCGAGCAGACGATCAAGCGCGTCTTGCTGGGCGTGCGCACATGACCGATCGACTGCGCCAGGAGCTGCCTTCGACCGCCGACAGCGAGCTGCCGGCGGTTCTGATGCCGTACCAGCAAGCGTGGCTGGCCGACACCGCGCAGCTCAAGGTCGTCGAGAAGAGCCGCCGCACCGGACTGACCTGGGCGGAAGCCGCCGACGACGTACTGACGGCGGCCAAGCGCCGTCGCGACGGCGGCCAGAACGTCTACTACATCGGCTACAACATGGACATGGCCATCGAGTACATCGAGGCCTGCGCGATGTGGGCGCGAACCTTCAGCCAGGTCGCCGGCGAAGTGGAACGGGGCGAGGAACTGTTCGGCGAGGGCGAGGACGAGAAGCACATCAAGACCTACACGATCCGCTTCCCGCAGTCGGGCTTCCGGATCGTCGCCCTGTCCAGTCGGCCGGCGAACCTGCGTGGCAAGCAGGGCGTGGTCGTGATCGATGAGGCGGCCTTCCATCAGGACCTGGACGAGCTGCTGAAAGCGGCGCTGGCCCTGCTGATCTGGGGTGGCCGGGTGCGGGTCATCAGCACCCACAACGGCGATGAAAACCCCTTCAACCAGCTCGTGAACGAGATTCGAGCGGGCCGCCGCAGTGGCTCGGTACACCGGATCGAGTTCCGCGAGGCGGTCGAGCAGGGCCTGTACCAGCGCGTGTGCCTGCGGCTGGGCAAGCCGTGGACGGCGGCCGAACAGGCGGCGTGGGTGCAGGGCATCTACAAGTTCTATGGCGACGCGGCGAACGAGGAGCTGGACGTCATCCCCTCGCAGGGCTCCGGCGCCTGGCTGTCGGCGGCGCTGATCGAGGCCCGGACGCATGATGCGCCCGTGCTGCGCTACAGCTGCCCGGACGGGTTCGAGCGCTGGCCCGAGGCCGAGCGGCGCGCGCAGGTGCAGGACTGGCTCGACATCGAGATGGCGCCGCTGCTGGCGCAGCTGGACCCGGCCGCGCCGAGCGTCTATGGCCAGGACTTCGGGCGCAGTGGCGACCTCACGGTGGGCGTGCCGGCGCAGATCCAGCCGGATCTGACCCGCCGAGTGCCCTTCGTGGTCGAGCTGCGCAACATGCCGCACCGCCAGCAACACCAGGTGGTGGACTTCCTGTTCCGCCACTTGCCGAGGTTCCAGAAGGCGGCGCTGGACGCGCGCGGCAACGGCCACGCACTGGCCGAGGCACTGGCGCAGGACCACGGCTGGGAGGTGGTCGAGCTGGTGATGCTCAGCGAGACGTGGTATCGCGAGCAGATGCCGCCGCTGAAGGCCGCCTTCGAGGACGCGACGATCCTGCTGCCGAAGGACCGCGACATCGTGTCCGACTTGCGGGCGATCCGCATGGTCCGCGGCGTCGCCCGGGTGCCGGACGCGAAATCCACAGGCAGCGACGGCGGCCAGCGTCACGGCGACGCCGGCATTGCCGTGGCGCTGATGCACTACGCCAGCCGCCAGCCGTGGGACCGGATCGACTACTACCGGGTGCAGCCCGGGCGGGCTGACCTGGAGGACGACGACCGCGAGCGCGCGGTGCGCATCACCGCCGGCTGGCGAACCATGAAGGGGGTCTTCTGATGGGACGGATCGTGGGACCGGACGGCCAGCCGTTCGCGGTCGAAGTGCTGGAGCAGGAGCTGTCCGCGCCGTCGGTGTCGGGCATCCGGCAGGTCTGGCACAGCTCGGTGGCCACCGGCCTGACCCCGCACCGCCTGGCGTCGCTGCTGCAGGCCGCCGCCGAGGGCGACGCGACCGACTACCTGACGCTCGCCGAAGAGATGGAGGAGCGGGATCTCCACTACGCGAGCGTGCTCGGCACGCGGAAGCTGGCAATCCTCGGTCTGCCGATCGTGGTCGAGTCGAGGAGCGACGATCCGGCCGACGTGGAGCTTGCCGACGCGGTGCGTGATCTGGTCAGCACCGCCGAGTTCGGCGAGATGTTGGCACACCAGGTCGATGCGCTCGGCAAGGGCTACGCCGTCAGCGAGATGATCTGGGACCGATCGCAGTTTCCATGGACCCCGCGCTTCGTCGAGCGGGATCCGCGCTGGTTCCGGTACGACCGCGACACCGGCCGCGAGCTGCGCTTGTTGGACGCCGCCGACGCCGGCAGCGGCATCCCGTTGCCGCCCTACAAGTTCGTCGTCCACACGCCGCGGATCCGCTCCGGCCTGCCGATCCGCGGCGGGCTGGCGCGGATCGCCACCGTGGCCTACATGTGCAAGGCCTGGTCGTGGCGCGACTGGATGGCGTTCGCGGATGTGTACGGCATGCCGATGCGGGTCGGCACCTACGGTCCGAATGCGAGCAAGGACGACATCCTCAAGCTGATCAGCGCGGTCGCGAATCTGGGCAGCGACGCCGCGGCCGTGGTGCCGAGCTCGACGAAGATCGAGTTCCAGCAGGCCGTGCAGGTCGCCGGCGCCGGGGACTTCTTCGAGAAGTTGGTGAGCTGGTGGGACAAGCAGACCAGCAAGGCCGTGCTCGGCCAGACGATGACCGCGGACGATGGGGCGTCCCGCGCGCAGGCCATCGTGCACGACGGGGTCCGGGTCGACATCCTGAACGCCGATGGCAAGAACCTCGCCAACACCCTGCAGCGCCAGGTGATCGCGCCGTTCATTGCCCTGAACTGGGGCGCCGATCGGCTGCACCGCGCACCGCGCGTGCGGATCGAGGTGCCGAAGCGGCAGGACGTGGCGGCGCTCGTGTCTGCGCTGGCGCAGCTGGTGCCGCTGGGGCTGAAGGTCGAGCAATCGGTCGTCCGCGACCGCCTCGGGATCCCGGACCCGGACGCCGGCGCCGAGGTGCTGGGCGCCCCAGCCGTGCCAGCACAGCCAGTGCCGGCACTCAACCGCGCCGCCAACGCCGCGACGCGGCAGCCGGTCGCCGCGGACCTGATCGCCAATCGCCTGGGCATCGAAGCGGCCAACGCGCACCGCAGCTGGCTGGACCAGATCCGCGAGATCGTCGACCAGGCCGACAGCCTGGAGGACTTGAGGGACACGCTGCTCGCGAGCTTCGCCGAGCTGTCGGACGAGGACATGGCGCGCGTGATGCAGGCCGGCTTTGCCGTGGCTGAGCTGGTCGGGCGCTTCGATGTCAGCCGCGAGGCGGCATGACGCCCGCCGTCCGCGACCCCGCAATCCGCGCCATCCTCGGCCGGCCCTTCGAGGAACAGCTGGCGTTCTTCCGGCAGAAGCTGGGGAACCTGATCCCGACGGCGCGCTGGGATGACATCTGGAAGGCCCAGCACGACAAGGGCTTCATGGTCGCGGGCGCCCAGAAAGCGGACCTGCTGGCCGACCTTGCGGCGGCGGTGGACCGCTCGATCGTGGGCGGCACCCTCGATGACTTCCGCAAGGACTTCGACGCGATTGTCGAGAAGCACGGCTGGGCATATACCGGCGCGCGAAACTGGCGCACGCGGACGATCTACAAGACCAACACGGCCACAGCCTACGCGGCCGGCCGCCTGGCCCAGCTGCGTGACGGCAACTTCCCGTTCTGGATGTACAAGCACGGCGGCTCGACAGACCCACGTCCGCAGCATCTGGCGTGGGACGGGCTGGTGCTGCCGCCGGATCACCCGTTCTGGAGCACCCACGCCCCGCCGAACGGCTGGGGCTGCAGCTGCCGGATCGTCGGCGTGCGAACCCGCGACGCGGCCCGCCGACTCGGCGGCGACCCGGACAAGGTGCTACCCGAAGGCTGGGACACGATCGACGAAGCCACCGGCGAACCGGTCGGCATCGACCGCGGCTGGGGCTATCAGCCCGGGGCGAGCGTGGTCGACGACGTCAGGCAGTTTGCGGCGAAGGCACAGCGCTGGGATTACGCGCTGGCCAAGAACTACATGCAGGACGTCCCCGACGGAATGCGGGATGCGCTCGCGAAGGCGTACCGGGAGTTGCCGTCGCTGGCTGATGATCTGGAGCGCTATGCGGCGGACCCGAAGCCCTACCAGACGCTGGGCCTGCTGACCGAGGAGCAGCTGAAGACGTACCAGCAAGCCGCCAAGCTCACGGTCAAACGTCGCTCAGATTTCTCGATCGACGACTCCGCGATCCACCACATCCGCAAGCGTCACTACGACGACGCTGTGGAGCGGGCGCGTTCGCCGCGCCAGCGGGCGGTGACCGATGCAGACTTCCGGCAGTTGCCGCAGTTGATCGACGCGCCGGACCTGGTTGAGGACGGCAGGCTTTCGATCACGAAACGGCCGCAGGTGAAGCTGACGAAGAAGATCGGGTCGGAGACCTTCGTCGCCATATTCGAGTGGCGCAGCGGGCGCGAGACGCTGGCACTGCAGACGCTCTATGTACAGATCTGACGGAACCCCTACCCAACGCCCGAAGCGCTTTCCGGCCCGTGCCGGACGGCTGCGATGCCCACGTCAGTAGGAAAAGTCTACCGTGATCAAGGTCGATCTGGAAATAGCCGAAGCCGCCGAGACCTTCCGGCAGCTGGCCGCGCGCGCCGGCAACCTGAAGCCGTTGATGCAGGAGATCGGCGAGATCCTCGCCGAGACCACGAAGCAGCGCTTCCAGACCTCGCGCGCGCCGGACGGCACGATCTGGGAACCGAATGCGGCGGCGACCTACCAGGGCTACCTGTCCGCGTTCGCCAGCAGCTTCAAGGACGGCAAGCTGACCAGGGCCGGCGCGACGCGCGCGATCGCGAAGAAGCCGCTGATCGGCGAGAGCGGGAGGCTGTCCCGCGAGATCTTCTACCGCGCGTACGACCATGGTGTGGAGGTCGGCAGCGCGCTGCCCTACGCCGCCATCCACCAGTTCGGCGGGCAGGCCGGCCCCGGCAAGCAGGTGACGATCCCTGCCCGCCCTTACCTCGGCCTGTCGGCCGACGACAAGGCGATGGTCCTGGACGCGGCCGCGGCCTACCTGGCCGGGCTGGACACCTGATCCGGGGCCGTGCACAGAATGCGCTGTGAGCGCGTTGCAGGGTCGGGGGGCTACCTGGCTACCCCGAAGCCGCTCCGCGAGTTTTTAAGCAGGGTTTAAGCAGCTCTGCGTCGATCCAGACCGGACCCCCGCGCTAGTCCAGTCTAGTCCCGCACGGTTCGCGCGCGCGGCGAGCATCGCCCCATGCGCCGATCCTTCGCCCTGAACTTCGAACTGCCCGCCGATGCACCTGCCCGGGTGCAGCTGATCCCGGCCGGAGAGGTGCTGATCGGCCGCGACGGCCGTCGCTGGATCTGGGACGCAGCGTCCCAGCAGATGGTCATGCAGAACTTCGCGAGCCGCGGCCTGCCGCTGGCCATCGACGTCAACCACAGCTCCGAACTCAAGGCGCCGCGCGGCGAGGCCTCGCCGGCCTACGGCTGGGTCGAGGCGATCGAGATCGTCGATGGCGCGCTCTACGGCGACGTCACCTGGAACCCGCTGGGTACTGCCGCGGTGAAGAACCGCGAGTACCGCTTCCTCAGCCCGGTCTTCGACTACGACATGAAGACGGGGCGGATCGTCGCGCTCACCTCCGTGGCGCTCGTCAACGAACCGAACCTGCGCCTGCCGGCGCTGAATCACCAGGAGAGAAACATGCGTCACCTGACCCCGGCGATCCTCGCTGCGCTCACGCTGCTTGGCGTCGACGAATCCGACTCCGACGACCAGATCGGCGCCAAGCTGGCCAAGGTCAAGGCTGACCTGGACACGACCCGCGCGGCCAACGCCCAGCAGCCCTCGCTCGATCGCTACGTCCCGCGCGCCGACTACGACGCGCTGGCCATCCGGGCCGCGAACGCCGAGCAGGCGTTGAAGCAGCGCGAGGCCGCTGCCCACCAGTCGCTGGTGGACACCGAGATCGCCGCGGCGCTGGCAGCCGGAAAGATCACGCCGGCGACCGAGGCCTACCACCGCGCCAGCTGCAGCGACGCCGCCGGCCTGGAGCGCTTCCGCGCCTTTTGCGCAGCGGCGCCGGTCATCGGTGACCCGGTGCCCGGCATGGCCGGTCAGCCGCCGAAGACCGGCACCGCCCTCAACGCTGCCGAACGCGAGATCTGCGCGGCGCTCGGCCTCACCGAAGCCGCGTTCCTCGCCGCGCGCGCGGCGGCCTGACGCGCACGCATCCACCCCCGGGAGACCGTCATGGCTCTGACCAAAGACCGCAACACCCCGCGCCGCGACGGCGTGGACTTCGAGTATCCGATGGCCGCCGCGACGGTCGGGTATGCCGGCGGCATCGCCGTGCTCAACGCCGGCCTGCTCGGCCCCGGCACCACGGCCACCGGTCGCGTCGCCGTCGGCGTGTTCGTCGAGCGCGCCAACAACAGCGCCGGCGCCGCCGGCGCGATCCGCGGGAAGGTGCGCCGCGGCGTGTTCCGCTTCAAGAACAGCAGCGCGGCCGACGAGATCACGCTGGCCGACGTCGGCAACAACTGCTGGATCGTCGATGACGAACAGGTGGCCAAGACCAACGGGTCCGGCACGCGCAGCGTCGCTGGCCGCATCGAGGACGTGGACGCCAACGGCGTCTGGGTCCGCTTCTGACACTGACCAGGCCGGGAGCCACGTATGCATATCAACAACAGCAATTTGTCCGCCCTGAACATCGGCTTCAAAGCCCTGTTCCAGAACGCCTTTCAGGGCGCGAAGACTGACTGGCAGCAGGTCGCCACCCTGTCCCCGTCCACGACGGCAGTCGAGCAGTACCCGTGGCTCGGACAGATCCCCGGCATGCGGGAATGGATCGGCGATCGCGTCGTGCACGCGGTCGACACCCACGGCTACTCGATCAAGAACATCACCTTCGAATCGACCGTCTCGGTCCCGCGCGAAAAAATCGAGGACGATCAGTACGGCGTCTACAACCCGATGTTCCAGGAGCTGGGCCGCGCCGCGGCCTCGCACCCGGATACCCTGGTGATCGGCGAGACACTGAAGGAAGGATTCACCCGCCTCTGCTACGACGGCCAACCCTTCTTCCATACCGACCACCCGGTGCTGGACAAGGACGGCAACACGGTCAGCGTCAGCAACACCGGCGGCGGCTCCGGCACGCCCTGGTTCGTGATGGACACCTCGCGCGCGATCAAGCCGCTGATCCTCCAGATCCGTCGCCCTGCGCAGTTCGTCGCCAAAACGTCGCTGAACGACGACAACGTCTTCGAACGCAAGACGTTCGTCTGGGGCGTCGACGGACGCTGGAACGCGGGTTACGGCTTCTGGCAAATGGCGTACGGCAGCAAGCAGGAGCTGAACGAGACGAACCTTGCCGCTGCGATCGCCGCCATCGGGAGCTGCAAAGGCGACTACGGCCGGCCGCTCGGCCTGCGCGCGACCCTGCTGGTGGTGCCGCCGGCCCTGGAGTTCGTGGCCAGCAAGCTGATCGTCGCGAAGACCGTCGCGAACGGCGGAGAGAACGTATTGGCCAACCGACTGGAGCTGCTGGTCTCGCCCTGGTTGGCCTGAGGCCACCTGACCGCGCCGGCCGGTCCTGCACCCGCCGGCATCATTCCCGCCAGCTCCCCCGGAGCCCCACGATGATCGTCAAGGTCACCCCACGTCATCGCCGGCCCTTCCGCGCCGGCGGTATCGAGTTCCCGGCCGAGGGCCGCGAGCTGGATCTCTCCACGCTGAGCCCGGCCGCGCACGCCGCGATCACGGGCGAGTACTGGTTGGTGATCACGACTGTCGAACCCGCGCCGGTCGTGAGTGATCCCGTCCCCGAACCGGCACCTGCCGAGCCGGCGGCCGAACCGGCCCCGGCCACCGCCCGGAGCCGCCGCCGTGCGGCCCCGGAGGTCGGCGCGCAGATGAAGAAGACCGACCTGATCTGAGGCCGCCATGTACATCACCCCCGCCCAGCTGGCCCGCGGCCCCGAAGCCCTGAAGGAGCTGTCCGAGCTGCTCGGCGTCGATCCGACGCTGCTGCAGCTGACGATCGACGGTGGCGACCGCTCGGCCTATGACCCCGACGAGATCGCCGACGCCGATGCCGCGCTGGCCACGCTGACCGACTACATCGGCCGCGGGGACGCGGAGATCGACGCGCGGCTGGCGCAGCGTGGGTACACGCTGCCGGTCTCGGCGGTGAGCTTCCCGATCCTGACGGTCTGGGCGGCCGCCATCGTGCGCTACCACCTGGCGCGGATGCGCGACCGCACCAGCGAGGAGACCGGCCGGGTCGAGCGCGACTACCGCGAGGCGCTGCGGGCGCTGACGCTGGTCGCCGACGGCAAGCTGAGCCTGGGGGCGAATGACCCGCTGACGGTGGCGCAGCAGACCGACGGCATCCAGATCAGCAGCAACCCGCGGCTGTTCGACCGCCACTCGCTGCGTGGCTTATGAGCGGACTGGGCCCCTTTGATGTCGACCCGATCATCGAGCGCCTGCGCGCCCAGGTGCCGGCGCTGAAGTTGGTCGGCGGCGCGGCCGAACGGGCCGAGGTGGAGCAGTCCACGACCCTGACCACGCCGGCGGCGTTCGTGATCCTCGCCAGCGAACAGATCGACATCACCGAAGCCGGTGGCCTGTATATCCACCGGATTCGCGCCGAGATCCACGTGCTCTACCAGGTGCGGCACTACCGCGAGGGCGCCCGCGGCCAGCCGCATCGCGAATCCCTGGCCGCGCTCGTCGGCGCCGGCCGCGCCGCACTGAACAACTGGCGCCCCGCCGGTCCCGCCGGCGCCACGGTCGAGCATGTCCACGGCTCGGGCCGCGCCGTGCTGCTCGGCATCAGGCAGCGCGACGCATGGTGGCTGGACCCCTTCGAACTGGTGTACCGAGGCAGCGCATGACCCAGCCCCCACCCGATGGCGGCAGCTACCGCCGGCTCCCCGACGGCTCGCTGGTGCGGCTGTCGCCCACCACCGCCGCCGCGCCGGGCCCGGCCCGCGGCACGCCCCCGATTCCGGAGCGTCCAGCGGCCGATCCACCGGCCGCGGCGCTGCCCACGCCCACCCAGCAACCCCGCCGCCGGACCCGCGGCGCCAAGGAGTAAGCCATGTCGTTCCGAAGCACCAAGGACACCGCCGTGCTCGCCAAGGTCGAGTCCAACTACGGCACCGCCCCCCCGATGGCGGCCGGCGATGCGATCAAGGCGATGGACGTCACGATCCGCACGCTGGCGGACACGCTGGAGCAGGACATCTCCCGCCCCTACTTCGGCGGCAACCCCGGCGTGCTGGTCGGGCGCCGCATCGAACTGGACTTCACCGTCGATCTGATCGGTGCCAGCACGCCGGGCGACTCGGCGACGCTGGCCGCGATCTACCGCGGCTGCGGCCATTCCGAAACGCTGGTGGCCCATGACCCGGGTCCACCCGAAGTGCTGGCCTCGGCCACCTATGCGCCGGTCGGCATGACCGGACAGGCCTCGGTGACCATCGACTTCATCTGGGCAGGGGTGCGCTTCCGGATGACCGGCGCGCGCGGGTCGATGGATGTCGAGTGGTCCATCAAGGACCACGCCAAGGCAAAGTGCAAGTTCATCGGCCGCCTGATCCAGCCGATCGACCAGGAACCGCCCGGCGGCATCGACCTGTCGGCCTTCACCACGCCGCCCGCGCTGGAAGCGCCGACCTGGTCGATGACCATCGGGGCCTATTCCTGCGCCGTGCGGCAGCTGACGCTGAACGCCAATGCGCAGCTGCCGCTGATCGAAGCGGGCGGCGGCCTGAACGAGGTGGTCTGGACGGAGCGCAAGCCGGGCGGTGAAATCCTGATCATCAAGCGCGACCTGCTGTCCACCTTCAACCCCTGGGCAATCGCCGACGCGCAGGGCATCACCCTGTTGACCTCGACGGTCACCGGCGGCGCCGGCAAGAACGTGGTGACCACCATCCGGGCGCAGTTGGGCTACCCGGAGCCGACCGACATCGAGGGGGTGGCCGGCTACAAGATCCCCTATGTCGCGATCCCGAACGCACCGGGCAACGAGTACAGCCACACCTTCAGCTGATCCTGATTCCGGCCGGCGGGTGCCCGTGATTCGGGGTCTGCCGCCCGCCGTGTCCGGAATCCATCGCAGACCCCGAACTCACGCAGACGGAGTGCGACATGTCGCTCAAGATCACCCGCCGCGGTCTGGAAACCTTCGATGCCAACGTCGAAGTCAGCATCCCGACCACCGGTGACCGCTACATCGAGGGGCGCTTCAAGGCCCATTTCAGGCGCGTTCCGATGGCGCGTTATCTGGAGATTGTGGACACCTTCCAGCGCGCCGTCGGCAACGACCGTCTGGCGGACCTGATGGAGGAGAAGGTTCGCACGCTGGATGAAATCCTGATCAAGGTCGAGGGCATCGCCGACGAGAACGGCGAGCTGTCCCCCGAGGAACAGCGCGAGTTCGTCCTGACCGAGCTGATCCCGCTGAATGCGGCGCTGGTCGAGTTCATGACCCGCTATCAGGGCGCGGCCGCAAAAAACTCGAAGCCGTCGCCGCGGCACTGAGCGGCGGCGGGCGACGGGAGGATGTGGAGGGCATCGCCGAGGCGCTGCGCGCCTTCGGCGGCAGCGAAGAGCAGGTGCAGCAGTGGCAGGCGCAGCACGAACCGCCGGAGATCGAGGTATGGGAATGCAACCTGCTGACCGTGCAGCTCTATCTGGGCTGCACGCTGACGTGGATCAGCGGCATCGGCGGGGCCGTCTGTCTGGGCCTGTCGATGCAGGAGATTGCGGCCGCGCTCGACGCCTACGCCGTGCCGGCCGAGCAGCGGGCCGAGGTCGCGGCGGGGCTGGTGCTGATGGGTCGCGTGGCAGCCCGCTGTCTCAACGGGCGGTGAGCGCACGCAGGGCCACGATGGCGCCGACTACGGTCAGGATCAGCAGCAACGCGAGCATCACCACGCCCGAGCCGAACCACGCCACCGCGGCCACGCCGATGGCCAGACTGACGACGACGCGCATGGCGATGCCTCCTGTAACCCCGGCGCCGGAGTGTAGCGGCCATGGCTGACATCGGCGTCACGCTCAGGATTACCGCCGACGCCCGCGGCGCGCGGGCGGGCATCGAGGGGGTCACCCGCGAGCTGGGAGATATCGTTCCGGCCGCGACCGCGGCCGGCGCTGCAGGGCAGCGGGCGGGCGATCAGATCGAGGGCGGCATGGGCCGGGCGCGGGCTGGCGTCCAGTCGATCAGCCAGCAGCTGGAGCGATTCCAGACGGTCCTGGGCGCAGTGGCCGCAACGGCGGCCGGGTTGGCAACCCTGCAGGGGGTGATCCAGCTGGCCGACCAGTACGGACAGGTCTCTGCCCGAATCCGGAACGTCATCGGCGATTCGATGGCGCTGGCCACGGCGCAGGATGCCGTGTTCGAGGTCGCGCAGCGGACCCGGGCCAGCCTGTCTGCAACGGGCGATCTGGTGTCCAGCCTGGCGCGGTCCTACACCGCGGCCGGCATGTCCGCCGAGCAGGCCTTCGGCACATCGCTGCGGCTGTCCGAGGCGATCAACAACGCGATCACCGCCAGCGGCACCAGTGCCGCGACGGCGACCGGGATGATCACTCAGCTCAACCAGGCGCTCAGCGCTGGCACCCTGCGCGGCGACGAGTTCAACAGCATGATGGAAGGCAGCCCGCGCCTGGCGCAGGCGCTGGCCGCCGGGCTGGACGTGCCGATCGGCCGACTCCGCGCGATGGCCGAAGCCGGCGAGCTGACCCGCGAGGCCATTACGCGCGCGCTGACTGGCGCGCAGTTCGACGTGCTGGCCGCCGAGGCGGCCGCCATGCCGGCGACGGTCGCGCAAGGCTGGCAGCAGCTGAGCAACGCCTTTCAGCAGTACGTCGGACGGCTCAACGAAAGCCTGGGCGCCACCTCGGCGGTGGCTGGCGTGATGAAAGCGCTGGCCGACAACTTCGACACGGTCGCAGAAGCGGCCATGGCAGCGGCCGCCGCTGCGCTGGCTTATGCGGGTGCGCAGGGGCTGGCGGCGCTGGGCGGCGCGGCAAACGCAGCGTCCAACCTGTTGGCGGCGCTGGTGACGCGCTTGAACATCGTGACGCCACTGTTCGCCTGGGCCACCGGGGGCATGTCGGGCACCGTGGCGGCAATGACGGCGATGAAGAACGCCGGTGGCGCGGTGCTGTCGATGCTCGGCGGCTGGCCGGTGGTGATCACCGCTGCCGCCACCGGGTTGACGATCCTGATCGCGCGGCTGCTCTCTGCCGGCGATGCGGCGGCCGACGCCGCCCGCAAGGCGCGGGAGGAACAGCGGAAGCTGGCCATGTCGGTGGCCGAAGCGCGCGAGAGCCGGCGCATGGCCAACCCCAACGAGATCCTCGCCGATATCGCCGCCCAGGAGCGGGTGCTGCGCAATCTGCTGCGCGCCAACACCGAAAACAGCATTGCGGTCATCCGGCAGCGCGAGTACCTGGCCGCGCTGCGCGCCGAATACGCCCGCGCCTCCACGTCGGCCGCGGGGCTGGCCGGTGCCAACGGCACCGCTGCCGCCGCGGCTGAAAAACACAATGCTGCGCTGCGTCAGCAGGTGCAGGCCTTGCGAGAACAGCTTGCCCGAGCCAGCGGCGGCGCCGCGGCGGTCGAGGAATTGCGGGCGAAAACCATCGAATGGAGCCAGGCAACCGCCGAACAGCGCGCCGAGAATGCGCGGCTGATGCAGGAGCTGCGCGGGCTGGAAGCGCAGATCAAGACCACCAGTGCGTCGACTGCCGGCCGTGCTGCCGCCACGCGCGCGGCGGCTGCTGCCGATGGTGAGGCCATGGCGGCGGCCAAAGCCCACGCTGACGCGCTATCGCGGCTCACGCGGATGAGCGATGACCTCGCCGCCGAGCTGGGCGGGCCCGCGGTGCGGGCGGCGCAGCAGCTGCGCGACCGGCTGGTCGAACTGGATCGAATCGAACAGCAGTTGATCGCCACCGGCATGAGTGCGGTCGATGCCGCTGCCCGCGTCAGCCAGGCCCGACTGCAGGCCAACGAGGCCTATCAGCAATCGACCCGCGACACCGCCGATGTGGTCATCGCCAGCGGCCAGCAGATCGTGGACGCCGCCGCCGAACAGTCTCGCAGCTGGGGCGATTACTGGGCCGACGCCGGCCATGCGATGGCCAACGCCGTCGGCGACTGGGTGGCCAATGGCTTCCGCGGGCTCGCGGACGCGCTGAAGCGGATCGTGCGGACGGTGGTGTCCGACTTCGTGGCGATGATGGCGCGGCAGCGGCTGGTGCTGCCGATGATGGCGTCCCTGGGCTTCCCAATCGGCGCGCAGGCCGGGACGGTCGCCCAGCTGGCCGGCCAGGGTGGCATGTTCGGCCCGCTCGGCAACGTCATCGGCGGCCTGTCGCAGGGCCTCGGCGGATTCCTGGGGGCGGGCCTGTCGAGCATCGGCGGTTGGCTTTCACAGGGCGCTCTGTTCCAGGGCGCGGGCTTGCTCGGCTCGCTGGGCAACTTCGGGTCGGGCCTGGCGACCGCGGGCAGCAATATGGCCGGCGCCGGCTTCTTCGGCAGCATGGGCGCGAACCTGAGCGGCGGCTTTGCCGCGCTGGGCTCGGGCTCCATTGCCGCGGGACTGGGGCAGCTGATCCCGGTGATCGGACAGATCGCCGGGATCGCCACGGCGATCAACGCACTCACCGGCGGCCGGCTGTTCGGCACGAGTTTCCGGCCCGAGGGGCAGACCACGTCGCTGACGCTGGGCGCCGATGGTGGTGCCGCGTCGGCGTCGGTGCGCGAGGTGCGTCAGCGATCGCTGTTCCGGGGTCGGACGTGGCGGGACCGTAGCGTCGATGCCAGCGACGAGGCCGTGCGGGCCGCGCAGGAGCTGTTCGCGCGGGTGCGCGAGGTGATGGTGCAGGCGGCACGGTCGATGCAGGCCGAGGCCCCGCAGATGATCAGCGCCGCGCTGCGGACCGTCCAGGAGTTCGACAAGAACGGCAAGGTCACCGCGACCCGGTATTTCGTGGACCTGCTCGGGCGGACGTGGGAAGAAGCCACGGCCGAAGCCGCGACGATGCGGATCAGCGCCGAGGCCCTGATCCGCACCATCGATGCTGCACTCGGGACGACGGTCAGTGCCGCGGCGACGGCTGTGGCGGATGCGGGAACCGAGGTGGTCGGTGCCTTCGGCGATGCCGTGATCGGTTCGGCCGGCGAGATCCGCGACGACCTCGGCACGGGCATCACCACCATGCTGAAGGGCGCGTCGCAGGCCGTGCAAGGCGAGGCCTCGGCCATTGCCGAGCGCTGGCGCGCCGACGCTGCCGCGCTGATGGACGGCGCGACCATGCTGCTGGCCGCGGCCACCGACATCCGGCGCGGCGCCGGGCTGCTCGGCGACGGGTCGCTGACCGCGGTCGCCGATCTGATCGAAGAGCTGAGGGCCGATGGCGAGTCGCTGACGGCAGCCTATGCCCGCGTCAGCGGCGCGACGCGGCTGCTGCAAGAGGCGCTGGACCTGTCGGGTCTGACGCTGGACAAGACCCGCGAGGACTTCGTGCGCTTCGCCGCTGGCATTGCCGACGCAGCCGGCGGGCTGGACCGCGCGCAGCAGCTGTGGTCCAGCTACTTCCAGACCTTCTTCACGGAGCAGGAGCGCGCCTTGCTCGCCCAGCAGCGGGCGCTGGCCAACGCCAACCGGGAGTTCGCCGACATCGGCCTGTCGGTCGGCGACTACACCGGAGCCGGCGGTTTACAGGCGTTTCGAGCCGCGTTCGAGCAAGTGTTGCAGACCGGGTCGGCCGAGGCGATCGTCCAATGGCTGGAAGCGGCGGAGGCCCTCGGCGTGCTCAACGACGCGACGGCGCGGCTCGGGGATCAGGCCATCATCACAGCCGAAACCCTGCGCGACTTCATGGCGGGTGTCGATGCGGCACTTGCCGATGGCAACGCATCGCTCGGTCTGTCCGAACAGCTGGCCGCGCAGCGCGCGGCAAACGACGAAATGCTGGCGCGCGCCCGCGAACTCGGCGCGAGCGAGGCGGAGCTGGCCCGCGTGCGGCAGCTCGGCGACCGCCGGATCAGCGAGATCATCGCCAGCGTGTCGCAGCAGACCGCAACGCTGACCGGCGCGCTGCGGCGGCTCGGCATCGCCGTGAACGGCTCCGCCGAAGACATCGCCTTGCTCGCCTCGACGATGTCGAGTGACTTCCAGTCCTTGCTCGATGAGTTCCTCGGCACGTTCTACACCGCCGCCGAACAGGGCGCGCAGCGCTTGGCGATGGCGCAAGCCAACCTGTCCGCGGCCCTGCAAGCGGCCGGACTGTCCACCGACAATCTGATCAGCCGCGAGCAACTGCGGGCACAGATCGAGGCTGCGCTGACCGCAGGAAACATCGCACTCGCCGAGGCGCTGCTGCGGGTCGCATCGGCGATGAATGCGGTCGAATCGGCGGCGAACTCGGCGGCCGGCTCGCTCGGCCAGCAGGTGGACGAATACGGCCGCCCGATCGGGGGGCCGCCGATCGGCAACTATTACGGCGGCGGCGGCTCCGGGCTTGGGTTCGGCGGGAACGACCCGACCACCAACGATCCCACGGACGGCGCAGCGCAGCGGCTGATCGAGGAAATCGAGCGCATCCGTCAGGGGCTGCGCGACTGGCTGCAATCGCTGACCACCGGCGACCTGTCTCCGCTGCGACCGCGCGATCAGCTGCGCGAGGCCCGCGCCGAGCTGGCCCGCCTGGTCGCCGCCGCGCAGGCCGGGGACCTCGAAGCGATGC